TATTCTTCTGGATTACTAATTGCCCATCTGCCGTTCTTGATTGCTCCCTTTAGTGAAAGAACTTTGCTAACTGCGTCAACAAACTCTGGTGCTTCTTTAACCGCAGAAAGGCTGGCAACTACAGCGCGCTCTTGATCATAAAATACTGATTCGGCAATCTCGTTTGTTACACTTCTGCTGTCTGAAGTCATGCGCTGAATAAGCGTTGATGGCTTACCGCCAAGGAACTCGTCTACCTGATCTCTCTTGATCCCGTCAACAAGTGCCATTAGTTTAGTTTCGATTGGCTCAAGAATTTGGCGGAAGAATGGGTTACCCTTACCAAAGCGGAAGAGTGGGAAGGCTCGGTCAGTTACCGCGCCCATGACTGGTCTCCACGTCTTAGCGCGGCCACTAAGGCCAGGAAGTAGGCCAACGACACTCACGTCGCCCTGCGCTGCTGCAAGGAGGTCGGTAAGAGGATCATTATTTTCGATGTATTTGAAGTACTCCGAGTCGCCCATAACCTCTCGAAAGATCGCTTGTACCTGATCACGTTCAAACCAAAGACCACGGACTGTAGTCTCCTTGCGAGCAGCAAGGTTACCAACCTTTGCCAAGATGATTTCTGCATCTCGTGTATTGATCTTAACCTTCTTTGTGATGTCTGTAACCCAGCGCTCAATATAGTTTGTGCGAACAACGTCAGGACCATATTCTCTTGTCAAAAGATCAGAGAACTTGTTGAGGAATGTTGGGCGCCTTGAAGCCTTTCCAGCAACCTCGTCGATCTTATTAATGGCAACATTATCGAGAAGATCAATGAATGGCTGGGCAGACGTAGTAATCCTAGAGCCACCGAATCCATCAGCAACACGCGTTGAGCGTTCAATGATGCCGCCCTTTGGAGCAACAGCATAACGATATCCGCTAAGTTCAATCTCTGGCAGTCGAGCCTTAAAGTTGGCTGGGAGCAAGCGCTTTTCTGTGTCGGTCAACTCTCGAACACTGATCTCTGGGTGATCTCGTACCCAGTCAATGATGTCCATTGCCGATGCGTCTTTGTTCCACCAGTGCACAGCGACGTCTTCGTACTTAGCGATAAGTTCGTCTGCTAATGGTCGGAACATCGTTTCCAACTCGGCTTCACTTGGTCGTGGCTTGCTCCACTTAGCAATATCAGACTTAGAGAGTTCGCTGGCGTTGCGGATAATTGGCCTACCCTTGGCTTCAGCAGCGAGGCGCCCAAGAGGGGTATCTAGGTAGATGTCGTCCATTCCCTTTAGGGCAAAGACGGCTTCCTGGTTAGCCCTAGTTCCAGACTCGATGGCATCCTGCACACTGTCGAATGATCGAGATACGTCAATTGAATAGGTTTTTCCGTTGTCGTAGAGACCGACGTAGTGACCGTCAAGAGCAATGAGGTCTTCATTATCCTTAACAAATTTCGCAAGAACTTCTTTCTGGTATGACTTATCGGAAATGAACCTTGCACGATCTGCGCCACTAAGGGCAACTTCTCGTCCTGGATATGTGGAAGCAGTGAAACCAAAGTCCTTACCAGCAACAAGTTTTGTATCGCGGATCGGATTAAATGATGCCCCGTCATTTTCCTTAACAAGACCACCATCTACAAGTCCAGCAACAGATGAGTTAGCCTCATTAATGGTTCGAAGCGTTTCGCTTCCATCAGTCTGTCCGAGCATCGAATTGACTCGATTGATGATCACATCTCGCGCATTCTGCGTAAGACTTCGATCGCTGATGAGTGTAAGCCTTGACCAGGTATCGGCATTTGGGATTTCCTGTGGTCCATTGTGGCTCAAAAGACGATCAAATACCTTGCGCATCTCTGGATGGATCTGTTCTGTCCCGCTGACCTTTGACCACAATTCAGTCATCCACTGTCGGATCTTTCCGAACAGGTCAATAAGGGCTGGCGCTGGTGCCTTACCAGTGTACATATAGTTAGTAAAGTCCTTAGCAAAACGTTCCTCTGCATCAACTGTCCAGGTGTCGGTGACCCCATAAATGGCATTTACCACACGCTGATCTTGTCGGCTCATCTGGCGTCGGGCAACGTGACCAATCTCATGAATTGCTGTGGTAATATCTGCGCCCTTGAACAACTGGATTGCAGATCGTCCCTTTCGGTCGAACTGAGCCTTGCCAAGAACCTTTCCACCGCGTTGGTCAAGGAACTCGGCCATGATGTTTGGGTCAACCCCAGCAAAGCCCTTAGTGCGCTGCGTGCCACCAGCAGCCTGCACCGCCTCCAGAGCCTTCTTGATCTGTTCTGGAGTTGGTTTGGCCATCTTGTCAACGTCTCGGTGAAGCCAGAAGTGTGGTTCAATCTGCTGTCGGGCAGTGTCCCAAATGAACCACTGCTTCTGCGCCCCAGAGAGTTTCTCTAGCCCAGGATAAGTAGTCTTGCCCAAGTCGTTGGCCATCTGGTCCATGTACTTGATCATAACTTCAAATGAACTATTGGTAAGTGTCTTAAGCGTTGGAGCGCTGCTGCCAGACATATACTTCGGCATCTCGCCAACCGCCTGCTTAACTCGATCTGGTACGTCTGCCTTTCCAATCGTTCGCTTGCCAAGTGTGACGCTGTTACCGTTGGCATTCATGCCCTTTGGCTCACGCCCAGCCCTGAGGTCTTCAAGGACCTTCACCATGCCCTGAACCTCTTCTGACACGACCTTACCAGCATCGTTCAGATAGCGGTCAGTACCGCCAGTGAGGTACTGCTTTGACTCTGCGGTGCCAATATTATCTAGTTCCTTGATCAACTGGTCAGCAAGTCCCTTGCTGTCTGCCCATCGGAAGATGGCAATGGACATCTGGGAGTCGATGGCACCAACGTTCATTGCTGCCGTGTCCATCATCTCTGCTGCAAACACGCCAACCTTGAGGCCAGCGCCTTTCAGAAGGGTGAGACGCTCACTAAACTGAAGCATGGTCTCTCCAGCCTGGAGTTTAAAGAACTCTGGGTTCTCGGCAGCGTAGACCATCACTCGACCAGCGGTGATCAACTGCGAAGAAATACCAAGTTTGTCGGTAGGTAGACCGAACTCGCCAGCAATCTCTCGACCGAGTTTGCCTTCATCTTCATACGCAACACTCTTGATCCTGTCTCCCCATCGGGAAACAAATGCGTTAATGTCTTCCATGTTGCGGACGCGAAGAACCTGGTACAGAGCAGCGTTGGATGATAGGTTGCGTCGTGGAGACAGCGCGGCAAACATGACTCGGTTCACAACAGCAGCAGTGTCCTGCATGTTAATGGCCTTCGACGCGGTCATCTTGGCGTGTATCTGGACCCGAACCTCTCCTGGCAGGGCAGACACAACTTCGTCTGGCTGAGATGCAATGATTACCTCGTCGATGATGTTATAAGGCGCTGGATCTGAGAGGGCGGCTGTTCCACCAGGAAGCGCAAAACCTCCTCTCGGAGTCTGAATGACTTCTGGCGCCAATCGGCCAGTTAGCCCAGCCTCGATCATGCGCTTGGTTGGGGTAATATCCTTGGCAATCTGAAGAATCTCTTCCTTCGTTGTAGCCTTGAGGAATGCACCCTTGGTCTGTCCAGAGATGCTGTAAAGTTCGTCGGCCATAGAGACGGCAGCATCTTCGACGCTTAGATCAGATACTCCAAAGGTGTACTTTGCATACCACTCATTTGGCGTAATTCCTTCGAGCGCAGCGCTCGTTACGGCCATCTGATCGTATAGGGCACCAGCAGCCTTTGCCTCTTCTGGAGCAAGTTCTGAGAAGTATGCTTTGCCGATTGCCTCATGTCGAGTTGCGGCTTCTGCCTGCAACTTGATTAGATTATCTCCCTCGACCGCACGCTCAGTTGCAATCTCACGCATGGCTCGACCGAACGATGCCATTCTGCTAGTCTCAAGTACATTGAGAAGATCTCGAGTACTGGCTGCATGCAACTCAAACTGACGGGTTGCAATCTCTATAGCCTTATCGGCAGAGATACGGAAACCATACTGAAGTGACTTAGTCATGTAATCAATGAACTGTGCTCGATCAGCAGCAACGCTAGTCAAGCGCAACTTATTTCGTTGGATCAACTCAACTCCAGCGTCAACAGCAAATCTAATATTTGACTTTCCAAGAGCCTCAGCAGCATGAACGTAGAAGTCTGGCCGCGACTTAACATCAATCCTAGCCATAGCATCGGTTAGTTGACCAACGACATTGCTTACGCCTTCACTAGAGTAAAATGCCTTTGGACTTGCAACGTGTGACTTTTCAATAGTTGACACGATATCGTTAATCTCTGATTGTCGAAACCCAACATCCTCTAGGAATGCTTTAATCGTTCTGCTAGTTCCAAATTCAACATTAAGGAGGTTATCGACTCCCTTAACGCCAGTATTAATAGCCTCAAACAGATTCTTAACAAGTGACTGCGACGATGCACGCCAGAGGTTTCGCTGCGTGCTTACGAGTGTCTCTGCAACGGCTGCCTTGTTGGCATTAACTGTAGTTAGAACTGAGTTTGAAAGTGCCTCATCAACGTTTGACTTGCTTGTAGTAGTAGCAATATCGTCAAGCAACTTGCCACCAGCATCCCCCATAATCCTCGAAGGCTGCTGTGCAAGTTCTCGGCTAAGGCGACCGCCGAATAGTCCAGACCACTTATCGGCAACCTTACCCCAGGTTCCTTTGTAGATCTTTCCAGCCCAGTCCCACTTCTCAAGGAATATAGCGTCAGCAGCCTTGGCAGCGGCCTGTTCTGTTAGGCGCGTAGCAAGAGCCTTATCGCCAATTTTGATGGCAGCAGCGGCTTCTTTTTCTAGGGCAGATGCTCCCAGTCGTAGTGCATCAGCACCAGCGATTGACAACTTTGCCGCTTTAGCACCAATCTCAAATGGCTTTGTAATTGGAATAAGGTTAACTGGGTCAAGAAGAAGGGTATAAACAAAGTTAGCGAATGCGTCCTTGCTGAATGCACCATACTTAGAATCCTGCATACCGAATCCCTCAACGTATTTAGACGCGATCTCATCGATTGCTTTACCCTGGCGCACCTGCTCAACAGCAGAGAAATCAGCCTTTCCAAAAGCAAATGTAATTAGGTTATTCTCGCCTTTAGCAGTAGCACTAATGCGTGCCTCTGCAACCTTCTGCTGAACAAACTGACCAGGAAGTGTTAGTGCTTTGAATGCCCCAACAGCAGGAAGTGTTGCAACTTCAAATGCCTTGCTTGCAACTGTGTTTACGGCTTCGCCAATTGGACTTTGCGCAACCGCATTTACTACCTTGCCAACTGTTGCGTCAGCGACAGAACCAACAGCACCAATCACTGGCTTAGTTACAAGACCAGCAATCGGAAGTTCTTCCAGAAAACTGACTGCTGCCTTTCCAACTGCTTGAACACCTCCAGCAAGGCCCTCAGCAGACTGCTGGATACTTTGTGTTGGATTGGTTAGATCAAATGTAGTTTTGCCGATATTGGACGTGTTTCCACCAGCAGAGGTAAGTTGTGTTGGGGCCTGAATATTAGGACCAACGTTCTGACCCCCACCTGGGGTACCAAATCCTTTAATTGGCATTACTTACCTCCAAAAGTTGTTGGTGGACGTGGTGGTGGCGGAAGTGCTGGAGCCACTGTTTGGGACTGCGCTGCAATGAGTGCTCGTCGCTCTTCACGATCAGCCGCATTAAATGGCATAAGTGCTGGAGAGATTGTCGGAGCATTAATGGTTGGGGGAGCCTTTGGAGCGCCACCCTGATAATTTGAACCAAGGTACGAAGGTCCCTTTGGAGCAGTCGGCTTGTTCCTAAAGAAGTTAAGAACATCCCCAGCAACATTGAGCGTATTCGAAGCAGCACCCTGATTGAGATAACCAAAACCACCAAGGCCAGTGGTAAATGGATTTGGCTGTCCATTTTGGGCAGCAGTTGCTGCCGCTGCGATATTTTCTGGATCTCGGATGTCAACGGTTGTTGGCAACTCTCGTCCTTGAGGGTCAAGATTCCGACCATATCCAAGTGCGTATCCGCCAGCGCTTCCACCTGGACCAGTTGGCTGGATCAACTCAAAGACACCAGGAGCCGTCTCCTTATATCTGTCTTTATTCTTAAGAACAAAGTTCTCATAGTTGTATCCGTTTACTCCTCCACTCTTTAGATCAGTGAGACGGGCCTCATCTCTGGTAGTATCTAGACCGCGTTCGCTCTTCAAAAAGATCCGAGTTTGAATTTCTGCAATTTCCAACTTGTTTGCCTTGTCAGTTACAACAGCAATTTGACCCTGAACTTTCTGCAAGTCAACAGCACCAAGTGCATCTGCCCATGCGCTTCCAGGAGTAGTAAGTTCTTTGAGTTTATCTGCAATCGCACGCAACTCACCAACACCCTTTGGTGTTCCGCCAAGGATTGAATCTACATCGAATGCTGGAATTGATTCCATTGGATCAACTCCTGGAGAAATTTTGCCATCGGAGAATACAACGCCATTTTCCTCTACACCAGTAGAAGAAGCAAATGGGTTAGTATCGTATGCCTTGCCACCAGCAATCTGAATCCAAATTTCTTTTCCGCTATTGAGGACATACTTATAGCCCCATGGTGTTTGAGCAGTTCCAGCAGGAGTCTGGATCGTTGTGGTTGGTGCAATAGATTGTACCACTGGAACCTTGGCTCCACCAATGCCATCAACGTAGGTAATTACTGTGAGGTATCCACCATTCTTTGCGGCAACCTGGCTCGTTCCAAGTAGACCAGTTGGGCCAGCAGCAACTCTGTCTGTAGTAACCTTGCTGATTTCACCAGTTGCAGGATCTCGTGTAACGACCTGAACTTTTTGTCCAGTTGTGAGCAAGTTGTAGTTATTAAGCGACTCAGGAATGCTACCGTCAGCATAAGTATCTCCAAACCTAATTGGAGTATTACCCTTATACCCAGCAGCAACTCCGAAGAAGTCCTCGAGAGCCTGATCTCCAGGAGTGAGCATTCCGCCAGCAACGCCCTTTTCGGTATTTTTTAATGCAGTTCCAAAACTTACCCCATATGGCCCATAGCCTTCGAGATCTTTCTCAAGTGCTGGCTTGTCGAGTTTACCATAAGACGATGTCTGTCCAGCAAGAAACGCACGCCACTGATCTGTTGCTCGAGCAATTCCAACATCGTCACCCTGTTGTCCAGCAGTGGCAATATCAGAAGCGTACTGGTTCATTGCATCAGCAATCTCGTCAACCTGCGTTCGAGTTCCAATAGTTCTGGCAAGTGTCTTGCCGAGCGCAGCCCATGTGGAGTTGTTATTTGTTGGATTGATTCGATATGCAGCAGCAGTACTTGAATCAATTGTTCGAACCTGCGTATCGATAAGTGCCTTTAGATCGTCAATAGAGTTAATTCCATACTTGTCACGAAGATTCTGGGGAATCTCAGCAGCACCAGTCTCCAAAAGTCGAATGAATGTAGAGAGTGCTGCTGGGTTTCCAGCGACATCAGCAATGCTATAGGTCTTACCACTGGCAAGGTCTGCTGCCGACATGTCAACTCCTGGAACTCCGCTCGTTCCTATGGCTGCTCCATAGATTTCTCCAAGAATATTTCCAGCAGTGCTCGCTCGGTTTAACTGCGCATTGCTTCCAGCAGCGCGAAGGGCAGAACCAGCAGATGCGATATCTGCCTCAAGTCGAGTAAACAACTCGCTGTCTGCTCCAATTCCACGATTGAGCAATTCTTGTTTCATACCATTAGCAAACTCAATAAAATCTGAATATGCTCCAGATTTTCCAGCCTTCATTCGATTTTGATATTTGCTATACTCGCTATTATATTCAGCAATAAAGATGGAATACTGAGTTTGTCGATACTCGGTAGTTCCTTTTTCGAATGCTCCATTAAGGCCCATATATACAGCAGCCTTAAACTCGCGAAGACTCATCTCGCCAGTTTTTAATTTTTCTTCGGCGGAATTAATAAAGTTTGTGGTTACTGTTTTTCTTAGGTCAAGGTATTGCTGTCGCAGATTGATATCGTTAACCGTTTGCGCAGTTCCACTTAGGAATGCCATAACCTCTAGATAATTTGCTCCGCCAGTTTTATTAAACTTTGCAAGCAGTGCATCCCACTTATATTTTATACCAGTATCGTATACTTCCTTTTTTCGTTGATTGATCTGTTCGTACTCAAGAGTACCTTCAGTATATCCAGACGTTGATGCCCAATTATCGTAAAAAGCAAGCATCTCTTCAGCAGTAATTTCTTGATTGCGAAACTTCTGGATCATAACCTGCTCTTCAGCAGCCTTTCGCTCTTTTAGCAACGAAAGAATGAGAGAACTAAGATTTTGACCGCCAGCGTTTGGATTAGTGAATCGTCCTCGTCGTGCCATTAGGCGGGTACCTCATTGGTCCCCGTTGGTGCGGGGAGAAGATTCTGCTCGCCAGGTGCAGCAGCGTTTGCTGGGAGCGATTCGGCTGGCGCCTGCGCCTGATTCTCAGGCTGGTTGAGGGCCTGGCTTCCAGGAACTGGCGGATTCTGCGTGCGAGCAGCATTCTGTGCCTGAGCCATCTGGTTGCTTGCAGCGCCCATCTGTCCCTGCATCTGTTGATCCTGCATGTGCATCTGCTTCATCATGTTCATGACCTGAGCCATCGTAGCCACGGCGCTTGGGTTGAGTGTTGCGTCAGTCTGCTCATCACGGATGAGTTCCTTCTCGCCGACTGGATCTTCTACGCCGACACGATCCATTGCGCGTTCGGCGCTCCAGATGCGGTTCTGAACGAGATTAATGGCGGTCGAAGCAAGTTCAAGCGTATCTCGAGGAGTCAACTCAGGAGCAACGATCTCAATACGGTATTCACCATCAATGATCTCTTTGACTGCTGGGTCCTTGACTTCCCAGATGCGTGCGCACATCTCCCAGATCTGGCGCATCCAGGAGTAGAATACCTTGCGCTTTGGAGCAAGACGTGCCTCGTAGTTAGCAATGAGCGCAGCGATGGCTCGTGACGAACCAAGTACCTGCGATGGAGCAAGACCGAGGAGCAAGTCATTAAGGCCCGTGGCAACCGCAAGTTCTCGGTCGATGCGACCAATGTACTGCTCAATTTGGAAGTTAGGAATGAATGGCTGAATTGCTCGGAGTTCGTTGCCAGGCCCAGGCGTGGCGACACGGCCAGGTTTTGGCAGCGCATTGGCAGGAACTTCGTCAGGAGCCTCGGCACCAACCAACTGCCACATCTGTCCACCGACAACTGATTGAATCATCTGCGCCATAGCAGTGACCCGCTCATCCTTTTCACGGAGGAGTTGTTCGGCGTCGTAGAGGGCTGGCTTGCCGTATGGGCTTCCAGGAATCTTTCCGTTTGGAAGGTGAATGTACGGGATCTGTCCCTGGTACTCAGGATGCGGATCATTCTTAACCATCGTATTGCCGACAAAGATGGCGTTGTATACTAGCGGTGCCTTTCCAGGAGTCGTTGGTACTTTGTACCAATAGTCATACACCTCGACCTGCATCTGCTCATAGGCAGATTCACGTCGAAGTGGGTTACGCTCAAAACTATTCATCCAGACGTTGCCGATTGGATCGTCGTGTGTTCCACGAGTCGTGTATGGGAAATATTTGTCACCCTGCTTTACAGGAATAACATCTACTCCGTAATCTTCCTGCACGGCCTGCGGTGACATTCCATAGGTGTAGATACCCCAGTCTAGACGGGTGTAGTCACTTGTGCCGAATCCAAGGTAGAGGTTCTCTGGGCGCTCAATGATTGAGACCTTTGGCAGTTCGGCAACTGGATCCCAGTAGACCTTGGCTGCCGTGTGTCCGTACAACTCCTTGAGGAGTGCAGCATGCTCGTGGGTGAGATCCATGTCGTTGGCATCCCACCAGCGGAAGTAAAGTCGCTCTCGGAGTTGTGCAATCTGTCGCTCCTCTGGCGTTGGTCCAGTGGCGATGTAGTTGATGACTGGGCGTACTGCCTGAATGGCAGCAGGAATCTGTACGTAGGCGTGGTGGATGTTGACCGAGACGTGGGCTCTGCCAGCAAGGCGTGCGCTTGGATCTTCTGCCCAGTGGTCTGCTCCGCCAAGGGTTACCGTCTCTGGGTGGTAGAGATTATCCATACGTCGGAAAAGCGAGCGGAGTCGATTCTGCTCTGGCTCAACCAACTGCTTACGGCCAAGGATCTCCTGGAGGAGGAGAAGTTCCTCGTTCTCTCCTGGGTTCTCCGCTCGGCCAGCAAGCGAGGACTCGAGCATTTTAATGGAGTTCTTTTCTCCAATGGTGAGGCGCTCGATGTTTGGCTTGATCTTGCGAATTACTGGAGCCTTGCTAGTTGCATTCATTGCTGCTGGAGAAGTTGCAATCTGGCCACCAGCGCTTTCCGCTCGTGTAGCATTAAGCAATTCTTTGAGTCTCGCTCGACTCGTTGGGCTATTTGGTGTCTTAACAGCAGGGGCACCAGGGCCGCCAGATACGTTAACCTTTGATGGAGAAGTAGCGATTGTTCCACGAGTAGTCGTTCTATTTGGAGTTTGCTTTGCTGGCTTACCTGCGCCTCCGCTTACATTGCTGCCATTAAAATATTCTGCTGCTGCTCGAAGTCGATCAAGTGCATCGACAACTCGGCTCTTTTTCGGAGCAGCATCTGTTGGAAGAGCGTTCTGGTTTGGCTTGCTATAGAGAGATTCATCTTCGCTGCCAGCAGCACCCTTAAGTCCAGCAGAGAACGCGGAGCCAGCGTCGACACTTGGCTTGCTTGTGGAGATAAGACCAGCAGGAGTTGTGCTGATCGGTGTTCCCTTGGTCTGGGGAAGATTTGGCTTACCACCAGTAAGTTTTGTTTTAATCGGAGCAGCATTTGATGCAGACGAGATGACGTTATTTCCCTTGGCAATATTTCGTGCCTTAGCGTTGGCAGCACCAATAGAGGCAATCTGCTCAGGCGTGGCAATGTCAGGGTCAGTCGTATACTGCGCTGGGATTGCCCGCGTTCCTTCAAACGCTGCTGGGATCTTTCGTACTTTATTAGCCATTAATCACTTACTCCAAAATATGTGAACACTGGGTCGTTCACGGGCTTCTCTGGGTTGCGGATTGCATGACGTACAGCGATTGCCAGTGCCATCACTGCGTCTTGTTCCAACTTCTTATCGTCTAGTTTGTACGCGAGAAGTTGCCTTCGCAACTCGTCCCACGCGCCCCCCATAGGAAAACTGATCTGACCCTTATCGATCACTGCCTTGAGGTCGTTCAATAATTCGACCTTCTTGGACTTTGTTCCGCCGAAGTCGAAGCCTCGGATCGGCCTGATGATGCTGAACTCCTGCTGGAAGAGGCGTCCACCTAAACCAGTTGAGTCAACGATGGTCGTTGCCGACGCACCATCTTCGTTATAGAGCAGATGCCCTTCTCGTACCATGTTGACCACGGCTGAGATGCTCTGTTTGCCTCCGCGTTTGCGGACTCTGGTGCCAATCATATGTTGGCGGTCCGTAGTGTCGAGCGTGATGGCCCATGTTGCGTCATGTGAAATGCCAGGATCAACGCCCTGGACGTACCGATGGTGGCGCTTCGGGCCCTGCTCTTCGACTTCGTTCCTAAATACTGACTGAACTGATACTGACCAGAAGAATGAATCTCTTGCTTCGATAAAGTATCCGTCGATATTCTGTGGGATAAGATATGCTGCCTGCTGCCGAACAACGTCGTCGAAGTTTTCTTGCGTCAAGCCGTACCCAATGTTGGACCGAGTCGAGAGTCTGAAGGAGATGAACTTCTCGTCCTTATCTGGATTCTCTGGATTTCCCTTCTCCCAGAGGTCGGAGTAGTCGTCGATGCCCTCGGTCGGTGTGCCAATGAAGTGGAGTGGCCCGCCAGTGGAGAGTCGTCGTAGGTTGAGCACTTCTTGGTAAATCATCAGTAGGTGGGGTTCAAACGCTGCCTCGTCAAAGGAGATGCCGTTCATATCCTTACCGAGGAGAGCCTTGGCTCGATCCTGTGTGGTTCGGAAGTGG